GATCTGCTATTAAGGCAGTAGAGAAACTTCGTGATGCTGGTTATGTCGTTGAGCGTGTTGTAACCATCGTGGACAGGCAGGAAGGTGCTATAGAAGCGATGAAAGATGCAGACCTCGAACTCCGTAGATTGTTTACTATTGATGACCTAGTATGAAGGCAGCAGTTATTACAGACCAGCACTTCGGTATGAGGAAGGGCAGTCGATTATTCCACGAGTATTTTCAAAAATTTTATGAAGACATCTTTTTTCCAACGCTCGAAAAAGAAGGAATCAAAACCCTCATCGATATGGGAGATACTTTCGACAATCGTAGGTCGATTGATCTCTGGTCTTTGGAATGGTCCAAAACGAATTACTTCGATAGGCTCCGTGATATGGGAGTTACTGTGTATACTGTCGTGGGTAATCATACTGCCTACTACAAAAACAATAACGATGTTAATTCAATTCAGTTATTACTACGAGAGTATCCTAATATGGTTCTCGTTAGAAATCATGCGGAATATAAGATTGGCGACACAAAATGTCTTTTCTTAGGGTGGATGAATGATGAGAATAAAGCAAAGATAAAAAGAAAGATTAAATCTACTAAAGCAAAGGTAGTATTTGCACACCTAGAATTGAATGGGTATTCAGTCTATAAAGGATATACACAAGATGGTGGAGGATGTCATGGAAATCCAGATCTATTTGATAAGTTTGATAGGGTATATACAGGACACTATCATACCAGATCTAATGATGGTAAGGTTTATTACTTAGGTAATCCTTATGAGATGTATTGGAATGATTGTGAAGATACTAGAGGATTTCATATCTGGGATAGTGATACCTTTGAAGCTACTCCTGTAAATAATCCATATAGAATATTCTATAAGATCTATTACAATGATACACCATATCAGATTTTTGATCCTACAGAATATGCTGGTAAGATTGTAAAGGTTATAGTACAGAAGAGATCTAATCCAAAAGACTTTGAGAAGTTCATAGACAAACTTCATAGTGTAGGGGTAGAAGACTTAAAGGTTATTGAAAGTGCTGATTGGAATCATGGATACATTCATAGCCAAGATTTCACAGCAGAGGAAGATGAGAATACTATTGCTTTGTTAAATAGATTTATAGAAGAGTCGGAGATTAGTCTTGATAAAAATAGAGTTAAAAAACTTGTGGGAGGTTTATACGCTAAGGCATGTGAGGTGGAGTAATGTGGTTACTCACTGAAGAAGGCAGTCGTGAGGGTGCTTACGCTGTTAAAGATGCTGCCAATGATAAGGTACTCTTTCTTTTTCAGAAGGAAGATGATGCACAACGATACAGAATGCAACTAGAATCCGAAGAAGATGCTATAATGGAGGTTGTTGAAGTGGATGAAGAGGTTGCAATAAAAGCGTGTCAGATGTATAATTATAAGTACACGGTAATCACCCCCAACGATTTTGTAATGCCACCTAAGATTGATGATTCTGTTCAAAAAGATTAAATTCAAAAATTTTCTGTCAACAGGTGATAGGTGGACAGAGATTATATTAGATGCTGATGGTACTACTCTAGTAGTAGGTACTAATGGTGCAGGGAAATCCACTATGTTGGATGCTCTGTGCTTTGTGCTGTTTAATAAACCATATCGCAAGATCACAAAATCACAGTTAGTTAATACTACTAACGAGAAGGGTACTCTTGTAGAAATTGAATTCTCTATAGGTAAGACATCTTATCTGGTTCGCAGAGGTATAAAACCAAATGTATTTGACATAGAAATTAATGGTCAGATGCGGAATAAAGAAGCTGACGATAGAATTAATCAAAAGGTTCTTGAAGAGCAGATTCTGAAATTAAATTTTAAATCATTCACTCAGATTGTGATACTTGGTAGCAGTAACTTTGTACCATTCATGCAATTGAATGGTCCTAATCGTAGAGAAGTTATAGAAGATCTATTAGATATTAAAGTTTTCTCTGCAATGAATAATATTCTTAAGGATACTTTGAGGGAGAATAGACAGGCAGTAACAACCCTAGAACTTAAGAAAGAAAATATTAAAGATAAGGTAGAGATGCAAAAATCATTCATAGAAGAATTAGAAACAAGAGCAGAAAAAAATATATTTCAGAAAGAGCAAAAAGTTAATACAATTGCTGTAGAAATTGACGAATTATTAAGCAAAAACGAAACCTTAAGTAAAGGTTTAGACAGCGTTCAAACACAATTAAAAACTGTTGAGGATTCTCCAAAACGCTTGCAGAAACTAGAGTCTTTAAAGGGTAAGATATCTAATAAAGTATCAAGGATTACAAAAGAGCATAAGTTTTTCACAGATAATACAGTGTGTCCTACATGCAGCCAAGATATAGAAGAATCGTTTCGGTTAAATAGAATTGATGACGCTCAATCTAGAGAACAGGAACTCAGAGAAGGCTATAAAAAGCTGGAGGAGTCGATAACAGAAGAAGGTATCCGAGAGCGTCACTTCAACACAATTACCAAGGAGATTTCTAATCTAACTTATGACATTTCTCAGAACAGTGCTCAAGTCTCTGGATTACAGCGACAGACGGGGGATTTACAACAGGAGATTCAAACTCTTACCAACAACCTTAAGAACAGAAATACTGAGCATGAGAAACTAGAACAGTATAAGGGAGAACTAGGAAAAGTCTTCGACAATCTTGCTAAGAAGAATGAGGAGATAACATATAACGATTATGCATATTCACTACTGAAAGATGGTGGTGTTAAGGGCAAGATAATCAAAAAATATTTACCTCTTATCAATCAGCAGGTTAATCGTTACCTTCAGATGATGGATTTCTACATCAACTTCTATCTTGATGAAGAGTTTAATGAGACTATAAAGAATCCTATACATGATAAGTTCTCCTACTCATCCTTCTCTGAAGGAGAAAAGATGCGTATCGATCTATCACTTCTCTTCACATGGAGAGAAGTTGCTAGATTTAAAAACTCTACAAATACTAATCTATTAATTATGGATGAGGTATTTGATTCATCCTTAGATGGATTAGGTACAGACGAATTTATTAAGATCATCAAGTATGTTGTTAAGGATGCTAATATATTTGTGATATCCCATAAGGCAGATATGTTAGATAGATTTGAAAAGGTTATAGAATTTACTAAGAAGGGTGGATTCTCTTATGCTGCTAAACTTGCAGTGGAGCAATAGTTATGTATGTACTACATGATGTGATGTCCAATAAGGACATTCAACAGATCTATACTCATGTCATTGAAAACAGTCTATGGAAAATAAATAGTGCTTATGGAGGTCTTGATAATCCAGAGTTAATGTATCCTAGGATGCAAGCTATGGATGAGAATGGTATGCACGATCCATTCCTAGCAGGGTACTTTATTGCTACCATGGCTAGAGTCAGAGATGAACTTTTAGATAAGCATGGGTTTAGATTACCAACACAGAGTATCGCTGCTATAGGATTCAATGCACAACGCAAAGGAAATGTAGCAGAATTTCATACTGATGCTGATGGTAAAGGACCACATGTCTGGAGTGCAGTAGGATTTCTTACCCCACAATGGGATCCCTCATGGGGTGGAGAGTTACAGATTGAGGACAAGACCTTTACATATGGACCTGGAGACTTTATAGTGTTTAGGTCGAACAAACTTCATGATGCATTACCCATTAAGGTAGACACACCTTTCTGGAGAGTATCCGTATCCTGTATGATGAAATGACAACCCCCAACTGGCAACACAATTCGGGTAAGCCACCGAAAAGAAAACTTAAACCACAGGCACTGCGTTCTGCTAGGGAAAGACGCAGACAGTTAATAAAGTGTCTACTAAAGACCTCCGATCACCGTCGGGGGTCTTATAATGTGTACATACACAAAGATTTAAATGCAACACGATATTAAAGGAAAACTTGCTAAACTTCTAGCAACAGAAGATCTTGTAGTAGAGCACAAGAATGTAGATACTGCTCAATTCAATGTTGAGAGCAGAGTTCTAACTCTACCTACATGGAAGATTAGTAATGAAGATGTTTATGATGCATTGGTTGCACATGAAGTTGGTCATGCACTATTCACTCCTGCAAGAGAATGGTTTACTGAAGAGGAGTATCAGACTGTTCCTCATTCCTTTGTAAACATTATAGAGGATGTAAGAATTGAGAAGTTAATGAAGCGTAAGTATGCTGGTCTTGCTAAGACTTTTTATCGTGGGTATGGTAAGTTGAATGAAGATGATTTCTTTGAGATTGATAAACCAATAGATGAATTTAGTTTTCCTGATCGTATTAACCTTTACTATAAGATTGGTGCATTCACAGTAGTTGAGTTTGATGATAAAGAGCAGGAGTTGGTAGATAGAATTGAGAAGGTAGAAACTTTTGAGGAGGTTCTTAATCTTGCTAAAGAACTTAGAGAGCATTGCTTACAAGAGAAAGAGCAAAGATTAGAAGAGCAGGTACAGGCAATGACCATACCTCAGGCAGGTGGTAATGAAGTAGTAGAGGGAGAACAGTCAGATGATCAAGAGCAAGAAGAAGAGGAAGGTGATGTAGAAAATCCTAGACCTGAAGAAGAAATTGCTGATGATTTCCAAAATCAATTAGAAGATGATGAGGGTCAACAGGATCCTGGTGGTGATGAGTTTGATACAGAGACTGTTGATTCTCTTAGTCAGAAGTTAAAAGATATGGTAGATACTGGATCAGTAGAGAGTGTTTATGTTCAAGTACCTAAAGTTAATTTGGATAACATTATAGTGTCTGCTGATGAAATAAGAGAAGAGTTAAATTCTCATTGGACTGCAGAGAGATCTGCTCGTCAGGAGTATTTAAAAGAGCATTATGGGTTAAGTATTAATGATGTTTATAAAACAGATGACTGGGAAAATATCAATGCTGCTTATAAGAAATTCAAATCAGAGAGTGCTAAGGAAGTTAATTATCTTGTAAAGGAATTTGAGTGTAAGAAGTCTGCTAGTGCTTATGCTCGTGCTACTACATCTAGGACTGGTGTATTAGACTGCACTAAGTTGCATACTTACAAGTACAATGAGGATCTATTTAAGAAAGTAACTGTTCTACCTAATGGTAAGAATCACGGTCTTATATTCATTCTAGATTGGAGTGGATCAATGAGTGAGGTTCTATTAGATACATGTAAGCAGTTATTGCAATTAGTATGGTTCTGTAAGAAAGTTAACATTCCATTTGATGTTTATGCATTTAGTAATGAGTGGCACAATTCTTATAGGTATCGTGAGGAGGAAACTGATAGTAGAGTTCATGCTGAGAAAGTAGCAGGAGAGATGTGTATAGAAAATGATTTTGGATTACTTAATTTTATATCAGATTCTTCTAAGGATTTTGAACAGGATTGTTTAAATCTATTCCGTCTTGCAGGTTATTACTGTGGATGGAGACACTCAACATTTAGTGTTCCTCGTAAATTATGCCTATCAGGAACTCCTTTAAATGAGGCTATAGTTTCATTGCATCAAATCATTCCAGCATTTAGACAGCGTACTGGTGTAGAAAAAGTTAATGTTTCAATTCTAACTGATGGTGAAGCACATCAATTGAGAAGGAATGTTATTGTAAATAGACCTTGGGAAGATGAACCTTATCTTGGTCAGAATGCTATCAATACAAATTGCTTCCTTAGAAATCGTAAGACTGGTAAGGTAACTCGCTTTAGTCATGCATGGTCAGAGTTTACTAAGATCCTTTTAGATGATGTTCAGGACACACATCCAGAGGTTAATATCATTGGATTTAGGATCCTTCAGAGGAGAGAGGCCAGTCAGTTTATCCGTACTTATCTTTATGGTACTAATAACTGGCAGGATCTAGATAAGAAAATGTCTCAATGGAAAAAAGATAAGTGTTTCTCTTTGGAAGGAACAGGATACGCTAAGTACTTTGCGATATCAGCAACATCGTTAAACGATGACTATGACTTTGAAGAGGAAACTAATGATGATATGACTAAGGCACAGTTAAAGAGAGCATTCGTAAAATCTTTTAAAGTCAAGAAGAACAATAAGAAAATTTTGAATGAATTTGTAGATTTGGTCGCTTGACAAAAGGAAACAATTTCTATATAATATTAGTATGTTTATTATGCAGCTATGACAACGCTCCCAGCTAGCCAGAGACAAAACTGGCTACATGAGGGTCTAGAAAAATATGCAAGATGGGTTCCTAAAAACCTTGAGAAGATCCACCAGACGGCTAGGATCAAAGATACTCTTAAGGACTATCCAACTTGGTCTCAGATGTTCGGTCTAGATCTATTCTGTATAGAGCATCAGGATGACGCAAAACCCTATGCTACTAAGACTTCTAAATCAGTAGATGCTTACTACAGAGAGTCCTTAAGCCGTGAATGCGGTAGAAAACCAAACAGACTGAAAGAAGGTATCTTCGGTCAGACATTCCCCAACATCGTTAACAGACCCATGCGTAAACAGAAGAAGACGAAAACTCAGTATGTATCTAATACTGTATATGCCAATGCTGCATCAGCAGATCCTATCTCAGATGCATTAGGTACTAACTTTACACAGTCAGATACTTTGGGTCAATTCTTTAGTTCAGTTAAAGATGCAGGTGGAACTTCGATTACGATCAATTTATAAACTGTCCACTAGTACCTGATTTATCAATGTATCTCAGTTATAATGTATACATACACAACGATACATTATTAACATGGCGAAAATTAAGAAGAGATCTGTGAAAAACGGAAAACTAAATTCTTCAACATTGATCGATACCCTACGAGATACATTCGGTACTTCAATTACTTGTGCTAACATAAAGGATTACTGTGCTGCTAATGACCGTAAATATTATACGGTTACTACTCACCTTAAACCTTATAGAGTCTTTAAAAATAACTCTGTAGTTCCTGGTAAATGGGATCTAACTATTCAAGAGGCAAGACAACAGTTTGAGAAACAGATCACTTCTTCTACAGCAGTGAAGCAGAATCTTATCCCAGATAAGGATGATCTTTTCGTCAAGTTTGGAAACTTTAATGACATTAAAAAAGTCATTCAGTCAAAGCAATTCTATCCAGTATTTGTTACAGGTCTATCTGGTAATGGTAAGACATTCAGTGTAGAACAGGCATGTGCTCAACTAAATAGAGAATTAATTAGGGTAAATATAACAATTGAAACAGACGAAGATGACCTTATTGGTGGGTTCCGTCTTGTTGATGGTAACACTGTATGGCATAATGGTCCAGTTATCGAGGCATTGGAAAGGGGAGCTACACTCCTTCTAGATGAAATTGATCTTGCATCTAATAAGATCCTATGCTTACAATCTGTACTAGAAGGTAAAGGAATATTCCTTAAGAAGATAGGTAAGTTTGTTCAACCTGCAAAAGGATTTAATGTCATTGCAACTGCTAACACTAAGGGTAAGGGGTCTGACGATGGAAGATTCATTGGTACTAATGTTCTTAATGAAGCCTTCTTGGAAAGATTCCCTGTAACTCTAGAACAAGAGTATCCTAATGCTGCCACAGAGAATAAGATTCTAGGTGGTCTTGCTGCTAAACTAGGAGTAACTGATACTGAGTTCTGTAAGAGACTTACAGACTGGGCAGACATCATCCGTAAGACCTTCTATGATGGTGGTATAGATGAAGTTATTTCAACTCGTCGTTTAGTTCATATCGTTCGTGCTTATAGCATTTGGAATGATAAACTTAAGGCAATCAAGGTATGCTTAAATCGTTTCGATGATGAGACTAAGCAATCATTCCTTGAGTTGTATGATAAGGTAGATGCTGATGTTGACATCCGAAATGAGCAAGATTCTTAAACCATTTGGTCCCCCGATTTATAAAGATATGATATCGGGGGAATTTCATCAGTTTCTTTTAGATGCTGCTGAAGTTGCTAGAAGGGATTCTGTAAATGTTGGATCATCACTAGCAGGTAATATTGAAAATCAATTAGAATTACCTGTTGATCCAAATGGATTTATTTCTTTCATCTATCCTCACATTGAAAAATATGTGAGAGAGACTGGTGAAGATTTAATGTATACAAAACCTTTTACTGACATAACCTTTAGTTTAGATAGAGGTCCGTGGATTAACTTTCAACATAAGAACGAATTTAATCCAATTCATTCTCATAGTGGAATGTTTAGTGGTGTAATAATGGTGGACATACCAGACGAAATTGCAGTAGAGAAAACACCCATTACTAATATGCCTTGTCCTGGTATGTTAGAATTTGTTCATGGAGGTGAAGGTATGAATTACAATGGATCTCATAAGGTAACACCGAGAACTGCTGACATTTATTTGTTTCCAGCAACTCTTAGACATACAGTCTATCCATTCACTAGTGATGTAGAAAGGGTTACTGTTAGTCTTAATGTTCATAACATTGAATTTATCTACGAGGAGTGATATAATGGTAAATGCATGGAGTCTTGCGGCTTCTATATTAGATGGAACTTTTGATGAGGATTATCCTGTGATTACACCCGATGATGAAGTAGGACTAAGTACCTCCTCTGGTACTGATTATCCTAGGTGGGAAGAACTTAAACTTGAGAATGTCACTATCGACACAAGTAACTGCCCACCAGAGATAGAAAGACCTCCTGTACATTATAAGTACAACGAGGAAAAAATCCTTGAAAAGATCAAGGAGTATATTGGAAGAACATACAGTTCCCATTATGCATATAACGATAAGGTACAGACACTAGATCTTATTGAAGCAGTCGGAGATGCATCTGCATTTTGCCGTAGTAACATTCTTAAGTATGCATCACGCTATGATAAGAAAGGAACTACACGGCTTGACATTCAGAAGATTATACACTATGCTGTACTTCTATACCACTTTGAAGGATTAGACAAGGACTCTACTAATGGATATGAAACTTTCTGAAAAAACAATTTCTCTTCTAGAGAATTTCTCCTCAATCAACCAATCTATTTTGGTTAAGAAGGGTTCTAAACTTCGTACTATTTCTGTGATGAAAAACATCCTCGCAGAAGCAGATGTGGATGAGAATTTTGAGAGAGACTTTGGGGTCTATGACCTTCCACAATTCCTTAATGGAATTAATCTTATGAATGATCCAGATTTGGATCTTAAGAATGAGACCTACATGATCATTCGTGATGGTAAGTCAACTAAGGTTAAGTTTGCTTTCGCAGATCCTGAGGTTATTATTTCTCCACCTGAGAAAGGTATTACTCTTCCATCAACTGATGTAGCATTCCAGTTAGATGCCATACAGTTACAGAAACTTCATAAGGCATCATCTGTATATCAGTTACCAGATCTTTCTGTTGTTGGTAATGGTAAGGAGGTTACTCTAGTAGTATCTGATCGTAAGAATGATAACTCTAATGAGTTCTCTCTTGTAGTTGGTAGAACAGATCAAGTATTTGAATTAAACTTTAAGATGGAAAACATCAAGGTAATTCCTGGTGCTTATGAAGTTGCTATTTCTAAAAAGCAATTAGCAAAGTTTACTAATCACAATTACAATCTTAGATACTTTATAGCATTAGAACCTGATTCAACATATGCGTGAGTTGTGGAGGATTTGGAAGTATGCCTTGGGAAGTTTCGAGGATACTAAGACTGCAAGATATGATAATGCAGTCTGTGCTATTCGCACTTTTATTTTTGTTAGTTATCTTATTACTAACTGTTTTATTATTTCTGGTGTAATCCGTCATTGGAACCCACCACAATCTGTGATTAATTATGAAGCGTGACTTTCTTTGGGTCGAGAAGTATCGACCCAGAACTATTGATGAATGTATTCTCCCTGAAAGTATTAAGAAAACCTTTAGAGAGTTTCTAAATAAAGGGGAGATTCCTAATCTTCTCTTAACAGGACCAGCAGGTGTGGGTAAGACCACGGTTGCTAAGGCACTCTGCGAGCAGTTGGAGTGTGATTATATATTAATCAATGGTTCAGATGAAGGTAGATTTCTTGACACTGTAAGAGGACAAGCTAAGAACTTTGCTTCTACTATGTCGTTGCTGCCATCCTCGAAGCACAAAGTCATTATCATTGATGAGGCAGACAACACAACACATGATGTTCAGTTGTTGTTGAGGAGTAACATTGAGGCATTCCACAAAAATTGTAGGTTCATCTTTACCTGTAATTATAAAAATAAAATCATCGAACCGCTACACTCAAGGTGTTCTGTGGTTGAGTTCTCGATCAAGGGTAAGGAGAAGGCAGAGGTACAGGTTGCATTCTTCGAGAGGATTCTTGGGATTCTTAATAAAGAAAACTGTGAAGCAGATAAGAAAGTTCTTCTTCAATTAATTAATAAGCACTTCCCAGATTGGAGGAGAGTGTTAAACGAGTTGCAGAGATATGCAGTTAGTGGTACAATAGATTCAGCGATTCTAGTAGAATTCTCTGATGTCAAAATTGAAGATCTCATTAAGACGCTTAGGTCGAAAGATTTTTCTGGAGTCAGGAAGTGGGTCAACTCTAATATGGATAATGATCCTGCTGTACTACTTCGCCGTCTTTATGATAATATTTCTTCATCCCTTGAAGGGCCTTCTATTGCTGCTGCTGTGCTCATTATTGCTAAGTATCAGTATCAAATGGCTTTCGTGGCTGACCAAGAGATAAATCTACTAGCAGCATTAACCGAAATCATGGTGGAGTGTGAATTCAAATGACCCTATCAAAACAAGTTGAAGAGTCTCTAAGAGAGGCACAGTCAGATTTGCGTAATGCATTAGCATTTGCTGCAAGGAGTGAGAAACCTTATATCAGTAAGCACATTGCTGATTACTTAGCAAGCATTGATAATCTTATTGATGTATCTGACCATTTAGAAAAACTTGAAGCGATTATTGAAGAAAATGAGCAAGGCACTTAAAACTCCTCTTCGTTATCCTGGTGGTAAGTCTCGTGCTATCACCAAGATTGCTGAATACTTTCCAGATCTTAGTACCTATAGTGAGTTCCATGAACCATTTGTAGGTGGTGGATCAGTAGCATTATATGTTACTAAAATGTATCCCCATATTAATGTATGGGTAAATGATCTTTATAGACCACTTGCTATCTTCTGGCAACAGTTGCAGCATGATGGTGATGCTATGCAAGATAAATTGTGGAGCATTAAGAACATGTATCCTGATAGGGATACTGCTAGAGAATTATTTAAGCAATCTAAAGAGGACATTAATGATGAATCAAAAGACGACTTCTCTCGTGCCGTTGCTTTTTATATTTGTAACAAGTGTTCCTTTAGTGGTCTTACTGAGTCTTCCTCGTTCTCCCCACAGGCATCGGAATCCAATTTCTCCTTTCGAGGAATCGAAAAGCTTGGCGAGTATAGTAAGCTCATCGAAAATTGGACAATCACCAATCATTCTTATGAAGGTCTCTTGAGTGATGATCCTTCAGTATTTTTATACTTAGATCCTCCTTATGATATTAAACAGAATTTATATGGCAAGAAGGGTAATATGCATAAAGGATTTGATCATGATGAGTTTGCTCAGAAATGTGATGAGTTTACTACCCATCAATTGATATCCTATAATAGTACACAGTTAGTTAAGGATCGTTTTAAAGATTGGAATCTTTCTGAATTTGATCATACATATACCATGAGATCTGTGGGTGATTATATGGGTGACCAGCAACAGCGTAAAGAACTGCTCGTATTTAATTATGAATATAGTAGGAATTCAGGGTAGTACATGGGGCAAACGACCTTTCTTTTCAATTATGAACGCATTAGGATTACATAGTGCCGTCTTATGGAATGCAGATGTAAGTGCAGAAAGATACTCTAGAATACATGATTCTGGAGCAACTTTATTTCAGGATGGAAAACATATTAGAAGTATAGATGAGGCTAGATTAAGTCGTATTAAGTATGATGGTTCATGGCCACATAGATCTATTGATTATGTCCTAGGTGATTTAACTAGAGAGGATATTGATCTAGTAGTATATGCTCCTAGTGCAGTTCATATATGTAACCAAGAAACTGCTAATGGGGAAGTAGGTAAGTATATTAAAAGAGAATTTCCTAATGCAAAGTTATGGTTTGTTAGTCATCACTTGTGCCATGCAGCATCAGCAGCATTGACTGCACCATTTAATTCTGGAAGTTATTTAACTCTAGATGGTATGGGTTCTTCTACATGGGATTTTGCTGCAGGTGTTACTAAAGGATTTGAGAATAATAGTATTGGATATTTTGATAAAGAAAAAGGATTACTTACAAACTTTATGTTAAAGTCTGGACCAGGTGAGAATTCATTTGGCGATTATTATATGAACATGGCTGTACAGACATATGATATGGCTAAGGCATCTAAGATTGAAAATGATATGTTCCACTATGCTAATAAGGAAGATTATGAAGATGTGGTAATGTTTAGTGCAGAGGGTAAAGTCATGGGACTCTCTGCTTATGGTAAAGAGACTGATAAGAATCCTCCTTATACATATTCTAATGAATTTCCATTAGATGTATTTGGTATTGATAAGTATGACTATGGTCCTTCATGGATAAACTTCCACAAGTATAGTGATGTCTTTGATTATATAAGAGAACTTGGTAAGGATGATGCAGCATACTATGTTCAAAAACATTATGAAGATGCTATCGTTAAATGGATAACACAGTTAAGAGAGGATCAATATCTGACAGAGAATGTATGTTTTGCTGGTGGATGTTTCTTAAATGTATGTGCTAATAGTCTTATTAAACCATTGTTCGATAAGACTTGGATACCACCATTCCCTAATGATTCAGGTATTCATTTTGGTGCTGCTGCTTATGGTTCTTTTAAATCCAAAGAACGGATTGAAATGCCAGCAAATATAGCATTACTGGGTAAATCATATGATGATTATGTACCAGATGATGCAGAGCATTATGAAGACTTTGATATGCTATGTGAGGTAGTTGCTAAAGCTATAGATGATAATAAGATCATTGGATGGTTCCAAGGTCGTTCTGAGCATGGTCCTCGTGCTCTTGGATCTAGATCTATTCTTATGAGTCCTAAGAGAGCAGAGAATAAAGATATTATTAATCAGAGGGTTAAGCATAGAGAGTATTGGAGACCCTTTGCTGGTGTAATATTAGAGGATAATATTGGAGAGTATTTCTCAGAAGGTTATGAGACTCCTTATATGTTATTTGCTCAACATTCTATAACTGATAAGTTACCTGCTATAACACATAAGGATAAGTCATGTAGGATACAGACTGTTAATGATGAATTAAATCCTAGACTGTGCCAACTCCTTCGTAAGTTTGAAGACCCTGTTCTTCTTAACACATCCTTTAATGATAATGGAGAACCTATTGTAGAGACTCCAGAAGATGCTATAATAGGATTTAAGAAGATGGACATTGATCTCCTAGTAATTGGGAATTATTTACTATGCAATTAAAAGACTGGCTCAACTCGATTAATTTTACCAAGAAGAATCTTCTAGAGGAAGATCCTACTGCAAAGTATCCAGCATTTGTTGTGAACAAATGTCTTTCTGGAACTTTAGATTCTGTTCTATTCGCTAATGAGATGAATATGAATCCTCATTTAGATAAGGAGTTGCAGTATGATTTTTATTTACAGTCTCTTAGGAAGCGTAAGAGGTTTGCTCCTTGGTTAAAGAAGGGTAAGGTTGAGGATATAGATGCAGTTAAAAAGTATTATGGATATAGTACTGAGAAAGCAGAACAAGCTTTGAGAATTTTAACTAGATCTCAGATAGATTATATTAAACAGAAGCAATATACTGGGGGTATGGTATGAAGATTCTTAGTATTGATTTAGATTTTATATCTGGACCTGCTATACTTCATAACGATAATAAAGTTCGTGAACTACAGTCACAAGATGAAATGGATGGCACAGATATGTGGCCAGTCCCTAAGTGGTATGAGTTGTTCGATACATACCCAGGACAGTTCTCTCATGAGTTAGATATAGAGAACTATCATTATTGTTTAAGGGCGTTCCTGAGGGCATTGAGGGGTTGTCAGGATGTTAGATTTGGTTATGACCATGATAATATTTTGTATGGGTTAGAAGGTCATAATGATATAGAAATTGTTAACATAGATCACCATGACGATATTTTCTCAGGAAACTTTGGTCATCCTGAGATAGAGATAGATGCTCTTAATACATTTGATAGAGTCATGGAAGGTAACTGGGGTATGTGGTTACAGACTAAAGGTAGGTTAAAATCTTTTACATGGATAGGAAATGCTGATAGTCATAATACTGTACATATACCTTTTGCAGAAAAGCATCTTAATAATTTTAAGTTTGTTACTAAGGATCAGTATGACTTTGTACCTGACTGCAAGTTCGATCAGATCTTTGTATGTCAGTCACCAGGATATGTACCACCATTACACTGGCATATGATAGGTACATTCATGACAGTCTATGAAGAGATGACTGGTAACAAGGTTGACTTGAATCAATATAATAGAAAGTATGAGATGGAGAAGTATTATGCACAGGTAACTGAGTATATTACTAAAGGGAAAAAATCATTTGATAAATAAGTTTACGATCTAATGATTAAGACGATGAGTGTTGTGACTGAACAGACTGTGGACTGGTCTGCCGATAAGATGGTAGAAGTCTCACTAGGTGAACCCGATGATTTCTTGAAAGTGAGGGAGACGCTAACCCGTATAGGTGTGGCATCCCGTAAAGAGAAGAAGTTATACCAATCTTGCCATATCCTACATAAGCAAGGAAGATATTTTATAGTTCATTTTAAAGAACTATTTGCTTTAGATGGAAAAAGAGCTAACCTTACTGCTAACGATGTTCAGCGTAGGAACCGTATTTCTCAGCTTCTTGCTGATTGGGGTCTCATAAAGATTTTAAATGCTGATCAGATTCAGGACATTGCACCTTTGAATCAGATCAAAGTATTATCTTATAAGGATAAAGGTGACTGGATCCTTGAAACCAAGTATAATATAGGAAGGAAAAAAACGGAGGAAGAATCCTGAAGAAGTTTATTTTTGATGTTGATGGGACTCTGACACCTGCTAGAAAAACTATAGAACCTGAGTTCTTACATTTCTTTTATGAGTTTTCTACTTGTAATGAGGTGTACTTAGTTACTGGTAGTGACAGAGATAAGACCATAGAACAGGTAACACCTGGAATATACAACAATGCTAAGAGAGTTTATAACTGCTCTGGTTCTGATGTATATGAAGGGGATCTTAGTGTCTATAGAGATGACTGGGAATTGCCTAAGGATGTTGAGAACCATCTAGAGAATGAATT